CCCGGACCATGGACCTTCTCTATTTCATCCACCATGTTCTGTATATCTTTTTGCCAGTGTCCCCATATGATTGCTTTGCCCTCTATTTCATCTAGCACATCCATTAGCTCCGTAATTCTATTATTTTTTATTTCTTGTGTAGTGCCATCGTCAGCAACAAAGTGGCCACAAGTTATTTGTTGTAATCTCATCAACTGTGTAATCACAGTCATAGTAGAAGTAACCTTACCATTTAATGTAGCAAGAGCTGTCTTCTTCATTTGATCATAAACTTTCTGTTGTTCTTTACTTAAATTAATATGACGTTTAGTCCAGTTCTTTGGTGGTAAATCTAAACAATCTTCTTTTAAAACTCTGTATGAAAAGTTTTTTAATTTTTCTGATAACTCTCCCATGTTTTGAAAAGCATGAACAACTTGTATTGACCTGCCTCTAACATGCATAGTTTTCATCACAGCATATCTATTTCTAAAAGCGTAGTAAGATGCAAAGTCTAATAGGTATGGATCTAAAAATTCACACTGTGTATATAAATCTAATGGATTTTTTGTGACAGGTGAGCCTGTCATAATTCTTCTGTATTTAGCAGCTTTACCCAAACCAATAATACTTTTTGTTCTTTTAGCTGTAGGTGTTTTAATTGTTGTAGACTCGTCTATAGCCATTAAAGTTTTGTGAGAGTTTAAAAATTTAGCTGCAAACTTTACACCTTTTTCTGTAGACAAAGCTTCAACATTCATAACTAAAATATGTAATGCTGTCTCTATTTCAAATAGAGTTTCTAGTTTTTCTTGTTGTGTTTTATTAATATTTGATTGCCACAATACCGTCACATTTTCTATGTGGTTTGGTAAATGCGTGGGTATCTCTTGCTCGTACCAAGTTTTTACTACACCTTTGGGAGCTATAATTAATGCACCGTCTATCTTGCCTTTGTCATAAAGCATGGACATATTATCTATTAATACTTTTGTTTTACCTGTACCCATCTCCATAAAATAGGCATAGGTTTCTTTATTCCATGACTTTTCTAAAGCAGTCAACTGATGCTTGTATGGCTTTGTCTTAAATTTATAATTCATCTTTCTATTGACATTTATATATAGGATGTTATATGATTTGTCAATGTCAGAAAGCAATAAATATGAAACGTTAAAAAATAACTATACTTCTACAGTATATGTTATTCAGGAAATATCAGGAAGCAAAGCAGGCTCTCCTAAAATAAATATTATGGGTGCATCAAACTATGGACAATTTAAATTTTTGTTACCAGAGTTTTCGCAAATGATATTTTCACCTGGACCTTTAATTTATAAATTAAGACAAGGTTTAAAAGATTATAAGACAAGAGATTATTTACTACTTACAGGTGATCCTGCAATAATAGGCGTTGCATGTTCTATTGTATCTGATATCACAGGCGGTAAATTTAAATTGTTGAAGTGGGATAAACAAGAAAGAAAATATTATCCTATTGAAATTAACTTATACGAGAAAGGAGAAGTAGATGACAATTGATTTTGAAAAAGACCAACAAGATGTAATAAAAAATACTGGAGGTGTGCAATCACTTGCAGATCAAGTTGAAAGGTTAGAAGCTATGCAAAAACAACTTGAGATACAAGAGGAGGCAATTAAAGAAAAGAAAAAACAAATTCAACACATATCAGGAGAGGTTATACCTACCATGATGTCTGAGATGGGTTTAGCAGAATTAAAACTTCATGATGGATCACATCTGAAAGTTTCTACGTCGTACAAAGCTCACATTAGTGAGGCTAACAAAGAGGCGGCGTATAACTGGCTTCGTGAAAATGGCTTAGGCGATATAATCAAAAACGAGATATCCGTATCGTTTGGTCGTAACGAAGATAACAAGGCGGCTGATTATGCCGAACTTGCAAAGAGGAGTGGGTTTACACCGACACAAAAGATGAAGGTTGAACCCATGACTCTGAAAGCGTTAGTCCGTGAGCGTATTGAGGCAGGTAAAGAAATGCCAACGGAAATTTTTGGAGTATACTCTGAAAATAAGACTACAATAAAAAGGAGCAAATAAACATGAACCAAGTAGCAAATAAAAAAGAAGGAGCACTGCAAACAAATTTGTTTGAAGCAGATGCAAACCAAGGGGCTCAGAACATATCGCAAGAAGATCTTGCGTTACCTTTCTTAAAAGTTTTGGGTCAGCTATCTCCAGAGGTAAACAAAAGAGATGCTAAATATGTCGAGGGCGCAGAACCTGGCAAAATCATAAACACTGTTACCAATGAGTTGTTTGATGAGATACAAATTGTACCTTGTCATTACAAAAGACAATACATTGAGTGGCAGGATAGAGGTACCAGCACTGGTGCACCTGTTGCAATCCACGAAGCGGATAGTGATATTATTAGTCAAACCACAAGAGGTAAAGACTACAAAGATAGATTACCAAACGGTAACTATTTAGATAACACTGCACAACACTTTGTGTTAGCTGTAGGTAGTACACCACAAACAGCTTTGATTTCTATGAAAGGCACACAATTAAAAGTGAGCAGAAAATGGAACTCAATGATGATGGGTATCAAAATGCAGGGTAAGAATGGACTTTTTACTCCGCCAACATACAGCCACATTTACAATCTAAAGACTGTACAGATGTCAAACGACAAAGGTACATGGTTTGGATGGGACGTAACAAAAGTTGGCCCGGTCTCAGATAAAAATATCTATGACATGGCAAAGAACTTTGCGATTAGCGTAGGTAAAGGTGAGGTTGAGGCGAAGCATGGTAACGGAGAAGCAGACTCCAAACAACCATACTAACCGTATCCTAGGTAGTGGGCAGTCACGCGAGAGTAGGCTGCCCACGTTGCATTTGTTATGATAGAAAAATTTAAAAGCATATTCGCAGGATTAGACCGTGCTTACGGTGTCACTATTGTAGAAGATACAAATGGTAACGGCACAAAAATAAAAGGTAAATCATTTGTAAAACGTCAACCAGTAACAGACAATCTTTGGCAAAAACATTTAGATGGTGAAGAAAATTTAGGTATCATACCTATTAATGATGATAATCAATGCAAATGGGGTTGTATAGATATAGATTCTTACGCGGGTTTTGATCACAAAAAATTAATAGACAAAATAAAAAATATGAAACTACCATTGATCGTATGTAGATCAAAATCAGGTGGTGCACATATATTTTTATTTACATCAGATTACGTATCAGCAAAATTAATGAGAGATAAATTAGTGCAGATAAAAGCTGTGTTAGGATATGGAGGGTCAGAAGTTTTTCCAAAACAAACAGAATTAAAATCGAAAGATGATACAGGAAATTTTTTAAACTTACCATACTTTAATTATAAAAATTCTGTTCGATATGCATTTAAAAAAAATGGTGAAGCTGCTACACTGGATGATTTTTTTAATTTACATACAGGAAACTATTTGGACCCTGATATGTTACAAGAATTAGAAATAGAAAGACCTAAATCAGAGTATAGTGATGGACCACCTTGTATTGAAACACTAGCTATGAATAAGATAGGTGAAGGTGGTAGAAACAATGCATTGTTTCATTATGGTGTATACGCAAAACAAAAATGGCCAGCAGAGTGGAAGTCAAAATTAATTTTATTTAATGCAACTGCAATGGAAAAACCATTGTCAGATTCAGAGGTACAAATAGTTGTTACACAGCACGATAAAAAAGAATGGGGATATAAATGTAAAGATGAACCAATGTGTAGTATGTGTGATAAAACATTATGTCGAACTAGAAAATATGGTATCGGCCAGGAGATATTGTTTCCTGGGCTAACCGACCTCCAGGTAATAGACTTGGAGGACCCTTACTACTATCTCAATGTAGACGGAGAAAGATTATACTTAGAGAATGTAAAATACTTGAGACAGCAAAGTTTATTTCAGGAGGCATGTATGAAACAATTAAGAAACAGACCACCAACATTAAAAGAAAAAGATTGGGTCACAATAACAAATTTATTACTACACAATGCAGAAGTTACAGAACCTGCAGAGGGATTACGAACAGAAGATCAATTACAAAATCATTTAGAAGAGTTTTGTTTAAATAGACAAGTATCAACAGATAAAAACGATTTAAAAAAAGGTGGTGTGTGGACATCAGAAGGCTACCATCATTTTGTATTTGATAGATTCTATCATCAGTTTTTAATGCGTAGAAGATGGGATCTTGGTTACTCAAGAACAGCACAACTACTAAAAGAAAAATGTAGTTGTGAAAATAGAAGAATAGGAAAAGAAAGACTGTCTGTGTTTGTAGTCAAAGAGTTTGACAAAAAGATAGATGAGTATAAACAAAAGAAACTAAAAGAGGAAGATCCATACTAATGAAAACAATAGTGTTAGGGCCACCGGGTACAGGAAAGACAACTACATTGTTAAACAAAGTAGATGACTATTTAAAAGAAACAGATCCTGATAAAGTTGGATACTTTGCTTTTACACAGAAAGCTGCATACGAAGCAAGAGATAGAGCCATAAAAAAATTTAATCTTACAGAAGACGACCTACCGTATTTTAGAACACTACACTCACTAGCATTTAGAAAACTTGGTGTAAAAAAAGAAGACGTAATGCAACGTAGACACTATGTTGATTTAGGTAAAAAGTTAGGGTTTCCTGTCAACTATGCTAGGTTTGAAGACGATCACAATGGTATCTTTACATCTGACAGTGAATACTTACGAATAATAAATCTTGCAAAGTTACGAAACATTACACCAGAACAACAGTTTGATTTAGCAGAACACAACAGTGATCTTGAAAGAGATAAGCTAACTATTATTGCAAATGAAATAGAAAGATACAAAAAAGAATACAATCTAATAGATTTTAACGACATGATACTACACTTTATTAAATCAGATAAGTCACCAAAGTTTGATGTAGTATTTATAGATGAAGCACAGGACCTATCTCTCATGCAGTGGGATATGGCAAAAAGTATTTGGAATAAAACAACAGACTCTTTTATTGCAGGTGACGATGACCAAGCAATATTTAGATGGGCAGGTGCAGATGTAGATTCTTTTATTGCACAAAAAGGTTTGATGATGCCACTCACACAATCACATAGGATACCAGCCATGGTGCACAATGTTGCTATGAATGTAATTAACAAAGTTAGAAACAGAATAGATAAATCTTGGAAACCAAAGACACACGAAGGCGCATTATCTAGATACGATGACTTTGAACAAATAGATATGACATCTGGCGAATGGTTAGTCATGGCCAGAACTAAATACATGTTAAACGAATTAGAGGATACACTGTATAGGAATGGTTTGTATTATAGAAACAAATTTAAAAAAACAAAAGAACAAGAACTACACTATGCAGCGCAAGATTGGGAAAACTTACGTAAAGGTCAGCCCATGATGTACAAACAGGTAGAGAGAATATATGGATACATGAAAGATAATACAGATAGATCTAAGCTCAAAGGTATGTTGAAAGATGTATCTTACGATATTGCTACATTAAAAAAAGATTATGGTTTAAAACTAGATAATAATGCAGTTTGGTATGAAGCATTTGATGATGCACCGAAAAGAGATGTAGAGTATTTAAGAAAGATGAGAAAGAATGGAGAAAAACTAAACGAGGAACCAAGAATAACTTTGTCAACCATACATGGTGCAAAGGGTGGTGAATCACAGAATGTTGTGTTGTTAACTGATCTTAGTGAGAACACAATGAAAGCGTACGAAAAAAACCCAGATGATGAGAATAGACTGTTCTATGTTGGTGCAACACGAACCAAGGAACATCTACATATTATATCACCAAAACAAGAATACAAAGGATACAGTATATGACAAATAAAGATATGTTCAAAGGAACAACATACTCTTCATTAGAAGAGCAGGTAGGTGGCAAACACTACCGTAATATGAAAATACAACCAGCAGAGTTTATAAATGAAAACAAACTTTTGTTCGCAGAGGGGAACGCTATAAAATATATTTGCAGGCACTCTGTAAAAGGTAAAGAACAAGACATAGAAAAAGCAATACATTATTTAAAAATGATATTGGAGAGAGACTACTCATGATACAGAAACCAATGTTCAGCCCACAGACAGAGTGGCTACCACCAGAGTCTTTTCCTGACTTATCTAAACACGATGAGATAGCGATAGACTTAGAAACAAAAGACCCAGGACTAAAAACCATGGGATCTGGATCTGTTACAGGTAAAGGCAGGATAGTAGGTATTGCTCTAGCTGTAGATAACTGGTCTGGATATTATCCCATTGCACACGAAGGTGGTGGTAATATGGACGAAAAAATAGTGATGGACTACTTTAGAACGGTTCTAAACTTGCCAGCTAGAAAGATATTCCACAACGCTATGTATGATGTATGTTTTATTAGGGCCGCAGGACTTAAAATTAATGGAGAGATAGTAGATACCATGATTGCTGGCTCTCTCGTAGACGAGAATCGCTTTCGTTATGATTTAGGCAGTATGGGTCGTGATTACCTTGGAAGAGGCAAAAACGAGGCTGTATTGAATGAAACAGCAGCAATCTGGGGTGTAGATCCAAAGTCTGAGATGTATAAACTACCTGCGATGTATGTAGGTGAGTATGCAGAGCGAGACGCCGAAATGACTTTAGAATTATGGCAAGAGATGAAAAAAGAAATCTATGCGCAAGACATAGAGGATATATTTAAATTAGAGACCGAACTCTTTCCATGCCTCGTCGATATGCGATTTTTAGGCGTGCGAGTAGACGTTGAAGCAGCGAGTCAATTAAAACACAAACTACTAACAGAAGAAAAAGAATGCTTGCAAAAAGTAAAAAAAGAAACAGGAGTAGATACCCAAATATGGGCTGCTCGATCGATAGCGCAAGTTTTTCAAAAACTGAACCTACCTTTTGACCGAACTGAAAAAACAAATGCTCCATCTTTTACCAAAAACTTTTTACAAAACCACCAACATCCGATGGTTAAATTAATTGCTAGAGCTCGTGAAATAAACAAAGCTCATACTACATTTATTGATACCATATTAAAACATGAACATAAAGGACGAATACATGCTGAGATAAACCAACTTAGATCAGATACTGGTGGCACAGTTACCGGTAGATTTAGTTACAGTAACCCTAACCTACAGCAGATACCTGCACGAAACAAAGAACTTGGACCACTAATCAGGTCTTTGTTTATACCAGAACAAGGTTGTAAGTGGGGTGTCTTTGATTACTCACAACAAGAACCAAGACTTGTTGTACACTACGCAGCATTACAGAATCTCTATGGAGTGGGCGACGTATTGGATGCATACCAAGATGGTGATGTAGACTTTCACCAGATCGTTGCCGATATGGCAGAGATACCAAGAGAACAGGCCAAGACAATAAATCTTGGTCTGTTTTATGGTATGGGTAAAAATAAACTACAAGCTGAACTAGGTATTAACAAAGAGAAAGCTGAAGGATTATTTAGACAATATCATTCGCGTGTACCATTTGTAAAACAACTGATGGACAATGTCATGCAACGTGCACAGAGTAGAGGTAGAATAAGAACTTTGCTGGGTAGACTGTGTAGGTTTCACCTGTGGGAGCCAAATCAGTTTGGTATACACAAGCCATTGCCTCATGATGCAGCGCTCGAGGAACACGGACCAGGGATTAGAAGAGCCTACACATACAAAGCTTTAAATAGATTGATACAAGGATCAGCAGCTGACATGACAAAAAAAGCTATGATAGAACTATACAAGGAAGGCATCACACCACATATACAAGTGCATGATGAACTTGATATATCAGTGGATAATAATGCTGATAAAATAAAAGAAATAATGGAATCAGCAGTAGACTTAGAGGTCCCTAATAAGGTAGACTATGAATCTGGATCAAATTGGGGTACAATAAAATGAGGTATTTTTATGGCTTACTTAAATGCAAATATTCCTGTAGAATACGCACAAATAAGAAGGGAGTATTTATATGATCTTAAAAAACATAAAGGCGAAGTGGAAGACTGTATTATCTTTGGTGTCACCGCGATTACAGGAAAAGCACTCTTATTCCATGCCATCATGGAAAACGGTGCTATCTTTTATCGTCTCCCCATATCGGCTTTTATTCAACGTGGTTTTCAACCGGAAGCTGTTCCATCCAAGAGACTTGATGAACTTCAACTGTGGAATAGTTTTTCTTATTACCCTGCTGTTACTACTTGGGATATTTTAGAATCACAATCCGGTAAATACATAGGAAAAGACAAGAAATGGCATTACGGTAGATATTTATTTACTGTTGACTTTGCACATCCAGACCCTAATATATTAGACACTGATCATTCAGAGATCCCGCACGAACACAAGTGTGCCCATGTGTTAGCGTTAAATGACGGTAACTATGCTGCCCAACCAAACAATAGATTGATTTGGGATATACCATCTTTCACAGTCAAGGACCAAATACCTGACTGGAAAGTACAAACAAGTTATTGGAACGTAGAGGATACACAGCAGTGGCGAACCGAAGACACTGATAATTTCTTTTACGAGATAGAGGAAAAGAAAAAATGATTGGAGGCTTTTATGAATTACTACTTCACGGCAATACTCGTGATTTTGTTATGTCTACTAGCTTTTTTTATGGAACCGGGATATATACCAACTAGATGAGCAAGAAACCTTTAAACATATCTGAAGAAGCGGCAGTGCAAATGCCGATGAAGACGGTTGCATCTTTGATAATAATCGTTGCCCTTGGCACCATGGGTTACTTTCAGATCGTAGAAAGGTTAAACATAGCAGACACTCGTATACAATTAATGGAAAAAGATTTAGCAGAAAATACGGAGTTTAGAATAAAATGGCCGCGTGGACAATTAGGATCGCTGCCCGCAGATTCTGAACAATTTATGATGATCGAAGATCTTTATAAGTCAACCGACAAACTAAACAAACATATAGAATCAATGGCATTAAACAAAGTTAATATTGAGTTTTTACGTAAACAAATGGATAAAGTTTTAGAAGATATTGAAAAACTAAAAGACGCAAACAGAGAATTTAAATACACAAACGGTAACGGACAATGATAGAGACTGTAGTAGCTTTGCTGATGTTTTGGGATGGAGAGATCAAGGAGCACAGAATACAAGCAAACATGGCAGAATGTTTACGTGCACGTCGTGTAGCAGAGCGTGAATTTAATCCAAATATATCTTACAAATGCATACGTAGTGAAGCAGAAACAGAAATCTACATGGGTGAAAAGAGTATCAAAAAACTTCACCTCAAATGAAAAAGCCCAACAAAAAAAGAAATCCAGTAGCAAAGCAGCTTAGACATTTCAAAAGAAAAGTGATAAAGAGTAAAAGGATATATGACAGAAAAAACAATAAGATTTCATACTGAGATAGTTAATGGCATATGCCCAACTTGTAACGAGTACACAATGTTGGTAGGCCTAACTAGACAATATTATAGATGCATTACATGTGGTGCAGATCTAGAACAACATGTGAATGGTTGTATAAGTTACATACCAAGATTAGAAAAAACAACACTACAATCTGTAGTTGACGGATACTTTGGCGATGGCAAAGAAAGCTAAGTTTGGTCTAGTCACAGCTCCACGTCAACGACCTAGAAAAAGACCAGGTAGACATAAAAAAAGTCCTAACAAACACGAAAAAAGAATGGGTAAATTTAGAAGAAAGTAGTTGACATTATCCAACACTATCCTATATTCAGGATATGAAAGAGAAAGTAATAACAATAAAACCAAAAGGCATATCAGCCAAACAATACTCTAGTTTATTGCTAGAATTAAACCTTGTAAAAAAAGCATGGAGATCATATGGTGTTGACATGCAAATAAATGCACCTGGTTTAAAAAGTATTTTAAAGTGGGGCACTAAATCTTATGACGCTAAAGAAGATTAATGAAATAGCAAACCTTTGGAACAAAACAAAGGACCCCTATTACAAAAATCTTTGGTATAAAAAAGTTAGGAGATGGGCATATGGCAAAGACGCTAATAATATTAGTACTTCTATTCGACGGAACTCTAATACAAGAAAGGTATGACCTTGCAAGAGAGATGTCAGTGTATGAATGTTTGGCATTTGGTGACGATCATAGAGAGGCCATTGCAGAGTATAAAGAATTTGATGATAACCTTAAAAATGGATGGTATTTAAAAGATGGTCGTGGAACTATTCAAGGCCATATGTGTGAGTAGTCTTTTACTACTACCTGCAGTTGTACTTCTTTGGAAGTGGGATCAAGAAACACCTACTCCTAAGAGGGAAAGTGGAGTAGGTAATGGTGAGAAGATAAACTCCCAATAACATAATCTTGCCACATTGTCAAACACTGTCAATATGAGTGCATGTAAATCTAATATATATCTGGTGTTTGTTGATGTCCTCTCTACCTATCTCTCTAATCTTTTTGTCAGCCTCATCATAACCCTTCAGTAAACAATCATAGGCATCTCTAAATTTTTCAGGGTGTGTGAATGGGGGCAAGCAAGTTGCCTCAGTGTAGCTACACATTATTAAAGTTAATAAAAATTTCATTGACAATCCTATATTATCACCTATATTGGGCTTAATTATGAAAGGAAACACTTATGACAGACATGAGTAAATACAAAAATGTTTCACTAACAAAAGAAACATACAAGATATTAGAGTCGTTATCAAAGGTATTATTGCCCGACGCTAAATTATCTATATCAAAAACAATAGAGGCAATAGCAAACGAGAAAGCAAAGAAGTTAAATGGTAAAATTAAAAACAAATAATCTAGTGAAAAAGATTTGTGATAATTGTCACGGCAATGGTTATGTGAGAATAGCTACCGGCAATACTTCAATAGACTTTAGAGATAACAGTCAGATACACCAGTGTTGGGTATGTGACTCGGAGGGAGAAATTTATGAAGAAAGGACTGATCTTATTAATGATAGTCATGTTTCTAACAAGTTGCACTAAACTAGAGTTTGATGGCTTTGATCCTATGACTTCAACATTAAGATGGATAATAACAAATGAAAGAAACTGAAGCAGCGTATATAGCGGGATTGTTTGATGGCGAGGGACATGTCATTTACAAACAATATCCAAAGAAAAGAAAAGGACAGAAGAAAGCATATCCTACCTGGAAAATAACACTAGAGATGAACATGACAGAAGAATCTATAATTAGATGGGTGCATGAGGTCTTGGGTGTTGGTACTGTCTGTAAGAAACCACCAAGTAAAAAACAAATGGGTAGACGCATGCAATGGCGATGGCGTTGTAGTTCGAGAGAAGCATACAAGATATGTTGCATGATGTTTCCATACTCACACGTAAAATTACCAAAGATACAAAAAATAATAGATCACTACCAAGGTAAAGTGTTTGATGGTAAAGTAGTAGATCTAGATAGTTATAGAACAGCGATGGCATTAGAATGAAAGTAAAAAAAGAAGATTACGAAAATATTTATGATTGTATTGTAACTGATCAAATGCCGCCAGATGTTATTAACGAATACTTTGAAGATAAAAACTTTTATAGATATTATATTATAAGGAGAAGACAAGATGACTGATAAAAAAGATGAAAAAGTAAAAGTAGAGGTAGCCACATACAACTGGGGACCTTGTTTAATAAAAGTAAAAATATTAGATGATTTTAAAAATATATTGTTAGAGGAAGCTAAAAAGAATGAAGAAGATTATAGAGGTAAACTAGCAGGACAGATTAGAAAAGAAACTGGTTATAGTGATAAGTCTAGAGATAAAATTATACCATACCTGTCACCATATCTTGGTATTTATGACCAATGCTTCCAAAGATATCAGAATAAAAAATACGATAGTAAACCACAGTATGCGTTGACTGCTTTGTGGTGTAACTTTCAAAGACAGAACGAATTTAACCCACCGCACGATCACGATGGTAAGTTATCCTTTGTTGTATACTTATCTATTCCTGACCCGTTAAAGAAAGAGAATGCAGAATACAAGGGTAGATCATGTGGACCAGGAGGTATACAGTTTATGTGGGGAGAAGGTCCTAGAGACTGTGTAAGCTATCAGTCTTACTTTCCTAAAGAAGGAGATATGTTTATCTTTCCTGCGTGGTTAAAACATTGGGTAAGCCCTTTTCAGTCTGACTGTGTTAGAGTGTCTGTGTCCGGAAACGTACACGACTCAGCTCCCTTAAATCAGATTAAAAAGGGCGACCTGGTGAAAGAAAGTGAAGAGGAAGAATATTTAAAAGAATTGAAAGGAAAACTATGACAACTGCATTTGGTTTTGGTATGTTTGGTTATAACATACTTTGCTTTGTTCTTGCCGCATTATTAGTTTATTATTGTTTAAATAGATTTCTATGATGGACGATAAAGATTTGAACGAGTACCATAGTATTGGTAAACCGATACCGTGGAATAATAAATACACTTATGTCAGTGGTACACGGCACGAGGAACATGGAACACGGACCTATGATGTAAATGGTGCTAGACTTCCGTCTGTAACTACGATATTAGGCGCTACCAAAAATCAACAATTCTTAAAAGAATGGAAGGCTAAAGTTGGAGAACAAGAAGCAGACAGAATCAAGAATCTATCTAGTAAGCGAGGGACTAGTATGCACAAATTCCTTGAGCACTATGTACAAGGAACTGGCTACGATGATCTTACAGAACTCGGACAGAAGGCGAAAGCCATGGCCAAGAAAGTTATTGATGTGGGGCTCACACCAGTTGAAGAAATATATGGCTCGGAAGTCACGTTGTATTATCCTGGGCTTTACGCTGGGTCTACTGACTTGGTATGTGTTCACAATGGTATGGACACTGTTGTAGACTTTAAACAAGCTAACAGACCAAAGAGAGAAGACTGGATTGA